ATAATTCGCTTTGAATCTTTACACTTGTTAATGTCATATCTTTTTTCATAGAATTTATATTTTATATATAAATATATGTGGATTCATGAAGATGCGTTCTTATTACACAATTTATCATCTCCATTAAAAGGACACCACTCACATAGTCTTGACACTACTTTTGGGTATTCTTTTTCTTGATATTTTCCTTTAGGTGTAAAACATTCAGTAATAAACTCATCAAGTATTTTATTTGCCTTGTTAAGTTTATTTCTACCAGCTGCAGGTTTGTGTTGTTGTACTCTATAAATTGGATAGTCACTGTTTTCCCATACTTTTCTACGTACAATGAAAAATTCAACTTCTATGTTTTCAAGTGGAACTCCATATTGTTCATTAAAAAATTTTTTATAAAGTACAAGCTGCATTTGCTTGTTTTCGTCCTTTTTTGCTTTATCGTTCCATCCTCTAGTAGACGTTTTTATATCGTAGATATAAAATTTGTTGGTTGGTTCATGATATAATACCAAATCAATAAAACCCTTGTATACTAAATTTCTACCAACGTTCATTACAATTGGTAATTCGATACCTGCAAGGTGCCAACCACGTTTACTAAAGTATTGATTTCGTTTTTTCTTGATAAAATCAAGGATTGCTACTCCATCCTCAAAAAATTCTCTTAATTCTTCTGGGGATGAGTAGTGAGTGTTGTTGTTTTTCTTATATTCCTCTTGGTATAGAGCAATAAATTTTTCCTGGAATTGCTCTTCTAAATTAATTGAGTCTGCTTTGCTTGCAGACTCTTCATACAATACAGTAAGCCAATCTTGGATTACCTCGTGCATTGCAGTACCAAAAGTAAAATGAATTGAAGGAGAATCATCATAATGTCCATCCTTGTATTGGAGTGCCCATTTGTGAGGACAACTCCGGTACATAGACATTTGAGAATAAGAAATTGTCTTTTGGTAAGCGTAATTTACCTCAGGCAATTCTTTATTCTGTATCTCCTTGAGTATTTGGGGCTTTTTCGCCATATAATTTTTCTAATTTTTCTAAGTAAAGTATGGCATCCATAAGTTCCTCTTTCATATGAGTAATCCATTCTTTATAGGACAAATCATCTCTGTCCATATTAACACCATACTTTTTCTCACCAAATTCAGCTCGTTTGGTAAATTGTTCTATAACTGAAGTTACAATACTGTCCATTACTTAAACATTTTAGCTACATCATTTGGTTGGTAACCTGCTTTATAAAGGATTTCTTCTAAATGTTCATTGTCTAAAGTAATAACAGTGTTGGCTGCTTCTCGAGTAGAACACTCATAAATCCTTGAGAGTGCACTTACTAATTCTGTAGTTGGTTGTTTCATTTTTGATTTGATATATTTAAGCCAAACATTTTGTTTTGGGAGTAAACCACAATATACTGTGTAATATTTCTTTTTATCAGTATATGGGATTGTTTGAACGTAATTAACTAGTTCAATAAAGGGTTGATGCATAGATAAAAAACGATTAATCATATAAGGATTAAAGGACTCCCTCTCCTTATCAGAGAAGGAGTCCCAATCACGTTTTTTACCTGTTAATTCTTTGAGCCAATCAAATAGTGTCATACTCGTCTCTCAACTCGGGTGGCAAGGTATCTTTTAGGATTTTACCTGTAGCCCCATCATAGAATACAGGGATAGGGAGAACTGCATCTTCATTTCCTCCGGTAATAAAACGAGATACCTTGCGGAGAACAAATCCTTGTTTAAAAATTTCACCTCCTGAACCGTTAGGGATGATTGTGGTTTTGCCCAAATCAATTTGGGGTTGTTGTTGTATTTCTGATTTCTTCATAATCTATTGGTTGAATTTCGTTACAAAAATAATAAATGTTTTCTTTTTTTAATACTGTGTCACAATGCCAATAATGTTTAAGTATATTAGCATCTAATTTATCAAATTCTCTTACCGTACGATATAATAAGAATTTTCTATCTCCAAATTCTATAATATCTTTATAAAACAACTTTACCAGAGATTTCAAGTAGTTTAGCAATACATGCCATTACATTAATTTCCTTATCAATTCGGAAATTGGAATGGTACATGTATTCCTCAATAATAATAATAGCTTCGGCAGGACGTGATGTATATTCATCCATACGCTCATATAAAGTTTTATATAGCGCTTCAAAATCTTGTACATTGGAATCTGCAATTACCTGTCTAATGTCTTTAAATGACTTTTTATTAGGCAATAATTCAATTACTTTATCAATGTAATTGGATGATACAAGTGTTTGTTTGTCTAATTCTAACTCACCGTCTTTAGAATTCATTTGACATACGTTAATCATTTTACGTACGTCTGGATAATATTGGTTTACAATATCCTTAAGGTGGTTAGTATTGTGTTGGATGTTTTCCTTAGAAAGAATATTGAACAAATGTTTTGCTACTTCACCTTTACTGGGGGGTACAATTTTGAGTACCTGGCAACGTGATTGTAGAGGATCAATAATACGTTCTACATAATTACAAGTTAAAATAAACCTAGTGCTTTTAGAGAACGTTTCAATAACGTTACGGAGAGAAGCCTGCGCCTGGATAGTAAGAAAATCAGCTTCATCTAAAATAACCACTTTAAGAGGTTTAAATGACATTGTGCTAGCAAACCCCGATACTTTATCTCTAATTGTTTCAATACCTCTTTCATCACTAGCATTAATATAAAGGTATTCACAATTGAGATTTTTAACCAAAAGTTTAGCCAGAGTTGTTTTTCCTGTGCCTGCAGGTCCATAAAAGATTAGATTTTGGAGGTCGTTCTCTTCTAAATATCGGCTAACAATTCCTTTAAGGTGTTCATTCCCAATGTAGTTTTCAAGTACATCAGGACGATACTTCTCTACCCATAGACTATTCTCTATCATATTCCTTGTCTAAATTCTCCGTAAAAACTGAATTCTTTAATTGGCTCAGGTTCGATTTCTACTTCCTCTCTTTTAACAGCATACAATTTACCTCCAATAGGATCTAAGTAAAAAGCAGCATTAAATTGTGTTTGTTGAAAATATGATTCTAGAGCTTCAGTAAGTGATTCATGTACTTTCCTAGAAGGATCTGCAGTAAGAGCCCACCTGTCTCCAGGTGGAACTCTATCTGCAATCAGTTGTTTTTGCTCTACTGTTTGAAATTCAGTCATTACTTAAATTTAAAACATTCCAGGCATACCTCCAACCTCTTCTTGGTTTTCTTGAGGTTTGTTAACCACTGTACATTCTGTCAATAGAATAGTACCTGCGATTGAAGCTGCATTTTCAAGAGCACAACGCGTAACCTTAGTAGGATCAATAATTCCTGATTCTAGGAAATCATCAAATCTACCAGTTTTAATATTATAACCTGTACCAATCTTTTCCCCAGATGTTACACTAAATTCAATTCTAGAGGCATCTTCAACCCCAGCATTACTAAGAATTTGTTTAAATGGTTTACGAAGAGCAGCTTTAACAATAGAACATCCAATCTTTTGGTCATTGTTTTCCATATTGTCTTCACAAGGGACATTATGTGATGCCCTAAGAAGGGCTAAACCACCACCGGGTACAATACCTTCTTCAATAGCGGCTTTAGTAGCTTGAAGTGCATCATCAACACGATCTTTCTTTTCACGCATTTCAGTTTCGGTGTTACCACCAACGTGAATTACTGCTACACCTCCTACTAATTTAGCAAGACGTTCTTGAAGCTTTTCAGTTTCAAATGGTGAAGTTGAATTTTCGATTTGTGACTGGAGTTCAGTACACAAACGCTCAATTGCTTCTTCTTCACCAGCACCATCAACAATAGTAGTTGATTCTTTGGTAACAGTAACTGTGCGACATTGGCCTAACCAATTCAAATCAAATTTATCAAGTTTCATACCTTTATCCTTATCAACAACTACACCACCAGTAAGGGTAGCCATGTCATTCATAAGCAAAGTACGACGATCTCCAAAGTCAGGAGCTTTAACTGCACAAACATTCAAAATACCTCTCATTTTGTTTACAATGAGGGTAGCAAGTGCTTCACCATCAATATCTTCAGCAACAATAAGAAGTGATTTTGCTTGTTGTGACAAGTTTTCCAAAAGTGGCAACAAATCTTTTACAGTAGCAATTCTACCATTATAAAACAAAATAGCAGCATCTTTAAGATTACAGCTCATTGTATCATTATTAGTTACAAAATAAGGTGATTTGTAACCACGATCAAATTGCAAACCTTCTACAGTTTCAAGGTAGGTTTCACCAGTACGTGATTCTTCAATAGTGACTACACCATCACGTCCTACTTTTTCCATTGCTGTAGCAATCAATTCCCCTACTTCATTATCATTGTTAGCTGAAATGGTAGCTACTTGGCGGAGTTGGTCTTCACTAGAAATATCTTGGGAGATTTCGCGGAGATAATCAACATGGGCTTTAACACATTTATCAATACCACGTTTAATTTCTACAATGTTATGTCCTTTATCACTGTAACGAGAGCCAGCATTTACAATTTCACGAGCTAGCAAAGTAGAGGTTGTAGTACCATCACCTGCTTGTTCTGCCGTTTTAATAGCTGCTTGCTTAACCATCTGAGCACCTGTGTTTTCAACAGTGTTCTCGAGTTCAATAGCTTTAGCTACAGTTACACCATCTTTAGTACTTTGGGGAACACCGTGTTCATTTTGAATAACAACGTTACGACCATTTGGTCCCAAAGTAATTACAACTGCATCTGCAAGTTGGTTTACTCCATTAATTAATTTTTTACGGGAATCATCTCCGTAATTTACAATAGTTACTTTACTCATTTTTGTACAATTCCTAAGATTTTGTTTTCTTCAATCATCAAATATTCTTCTCCATCATAATCCATTTTTGTAGCACCCATTGATGGAAGGATAACTTCATCTCCTACTTTTACTACAGTATCAATAAAATTACCCATTGCTGAATAGTAGCCAGGTCCTACTGAAACTACTTCTCCACGGATGTTTTTTTCTTTACCCATATCTGGGACAACAATGCGTCCATAGGTACTTTCGTCTTGCTCAATTGGTTTGACGATTACGGCATTAAATAGTGCTTTCACCATTACAAAAGATTTTTTAATTCGTTTTTAATATT